TTTTGGAGCCAAATTTTGGAATAATATCTGTAAAGGGTTTGATTTAAAATGTGTTGATATAGAATCGTCATATATGTTGATTAACAAACTGTTCAATTCGGCTTGATATACAAAATCATTGTGATCTTGTTTGTGTTCCATAGTCATTATAATCCTAACTTATTATTTATATTCCGAATCATTTTACATATCAACTTTTTCAAAAACTGTGGTTCGACATTTAACGCAATAAAATAAAATCATTTAGTCAACACTTTTGTTTTCTTCCTAATAACCTTCTTAGGTTTACACTCTTCATCTGAAGCATCACCATGTTTATCCATAAATTGTTTATAATGCACCATCAAATTGGTCTTAACATCATCACTTATTTTAATTTGTTTCATATGATATATTTTATATGTATCATCTGTTTGTAATTCTTTTGATAATTCTACTTTCATTGTGTCTGGATTTATTGTAATATCAAAATCATCAAACAATGCATGTATATCATTTCTCAATAATAGCCCATTGTTCATCTTAAAATTATTGCATTCTGAGTAAGGTATTATGTGTGCTCCTTCTAATGGCTTTGTTGATGCAGTTATTATGCATTTATTATTGTACAGTTTTAGCAATTCATCTTTGAAAGCTTTTTGGGATGTGGAATCTCTGATGGTTACTAGTTTTTGGGTTGGCTCGTTTGTTGTGTCTTTATCTTGTGGTTTATCTTGTGGTTTTTCGTGTAGCTTTTCTTGTTGTTTATCTTGTGGTATTTGTATAGATGGATCATTGGGAAAGTATTCTTTATAGGTGGTTATGAACTGTTCCCACGAATTTCTTATTTTGTCATGTTTCATATTATATTCTTTTTTATTATATTTATATTTTTGTGATCCTATCCAATTAGCCATTTTTTGTATGTGTAAAATTTTACTGTGTTTTGGTGGTCGTTTTTTATTTGTATCAATATACGCTTTTATTTCGTTCAACGTGTGATACCATTTTTCATCACTCGACAAAAAATGTTCTTCATATTTTTTTAAAAACTCTGCGTATTTCATTCGTATATTAACTTTTTTCATAATATTTTTGTGTTTATCATAAATATTTTGTTGTGTATTTAACCATCTAGCCATTTTTTGTACTTCTTCATTTTTATCTTTATACGATGGCTTAATATTATGGGTATCTATGTATTTTTCAATTTGATCTAATGTATTTTTCCATTGTGTTTCATATGATATAATATATGTCTTGTATTTATCTAAAAATTCTTCAAATATCTTTCGTATATTACTATTTTTCATAATATGTCGTTTCATATCATAATTTTTTAATTGATTACTTATCCATGTTGACATTGTTTTTGCATTTTCATTTGCGTCGCTATGCGAAGGCCTTTTTTTGTACGTATCCATATATATTTTTATTTCATCCAAATTTGTTTGCCAGTGTTCTTCGCTCGATGTAAAATATTTTTTGTATTCATTCAAAAACTCGCTAAACACTTTTCTCAGGTTCTCATTTATCATAATATGTTTTTGATTATCATAATTAGCTAACTGTCTGCTTAGCCACGATGACATTTGTTGTACATTTTTATCTTTGTCGAATTGTAATGGTCTTTTTTTATTTTCATCAATATATGCCTTAACTTGTTGCAACCTTAACGTCCATTGTTCATCATTTGTTAAAAAACACTTTTTATATTTATCCAAAAAGTCTTCAAAAATCTTTCGTATGATATCATCTTTCATGGCATATGTTTTATTTTTGTGGTTATTCAATTGTGTGTATATCCATTTACCCATTTTTACAGTATCTTTATTTTTATCGCTACTACTAGGTCTCACCCCATTCTCATCAATATACTCCTTCACCTTCTCCAACATATTCATCCAATCATCCACATTACACCCCACAACAGTACTCTTAATATATCCACCAAACACCTTCTTACTCAAATCCACATCGCCCTCAATTTCCCACAATACCCTTACAGCAGCATCCCCATGTACAAACGGCTTCACATTCCGATTGCACTTCCTCACCACACCCTCACATTTGCCCTTAACCACAACATACTTATCATCATCCCTTTTAACTAAATACATTGTCTCATCAACCCCACTATCAATATACAAATCAGCATCATTCACCCTATTATTCATAACCTGTATATTCTTACCTATCTTCTTCCCCAGCTTTTTAAAATTCACTTCTTCAGACTTTTTCCCATCATACACCAATCCATGTTTCTCAAACAATTTCTCCCCACTAAACACCTTCTTGCTACATTCCAAACCATGCTTCCTCAAATTGTCCCCCATTTCCTTCTCTGTGTACACCTCAGGATGCTTCAAACACATTTCAAACATGTATGGATCCTCTTGTCTCAATGCGGAAATAACATTCAATATACCATTAAAATCCCCAGTTTTACTCATCTCATTTCTAATCACCTTGTCTCTTTCCTCAGCAGTCTTACACTCTTTGTATTTCCCCACATTCACATAACAAGGGATCAACACAGTAGCCAACCTCTTAGTTTTCTCATTCTTTCTGCATATCCTGCCAATATTTTGTATAATCTCAACATAGCTCTGTTTGGGATCAATAAACACCACCATATTAGCTGACTTTGTGTCAACTCCCTCTCCAATTGTCTTACATGATGCCAATATGAATATTTCATCATCCGGTGTATCATCAAATTGTTTCAATATACCAACCTTATTCTTGGTTGCAGCCGTAATCCCTTTAAAATGTATCTTCTTGTATCCTTTGTGTTTGGGGAATTCCTTTTTGAGTACTCTATCAAAACATTTCTTGAACTTTTTCTGATTGCTATCATCTGTAAAACTCAATACATCACTCCCTTTCTCTGATTTAGTTTCACTCCTAGAATGAAATGTTAATACCCTGCTATTCCCAGTTTCTAGAATGGCCCTGCTAATTGCCTCAAATACTGATTCATCAGTGCTCTCTGTGTACAAATCAACTCTGATATTAAAATCATTCAATATGTTATCTCTCACACCATCTGTGTGCATGTACTCAAACACCATTTTGCCACAATGTGTTTCTTCCTGATAATAACTATTGTCATCATCTACAATTTCATAATATTGATCTCCTATTGTAATATCTGTAATAGGTTCATACATTTTGATTCCATTGCTGTTCTTTGGTGTGGCTGTGAAATATAGTGCCTTCTTAACATATGTATCAATAAAGTTCTCGCTGAAATCATCAATATCATCCTCATCAGTTCCAAATAGTAATAGCTTCATACCATCAGCCAAAATATGATGTGCCTCATCAAAACAAATTAAGTCTATCTCTAGTTCATTTTCTTTGACAACATCAAACAATAGTTTCAAACTTTGGTAAGTGATAAGAATAATCTTATCTTGTTCCATTTCTAAGAATTCTAAAATAGTATCAGGATCAGTTGTAAAACTAGTTGACTTTTTTATTTCATCTTTGGAACAGACAGTAAGTAATTCCTTTTTGGTTTTGTCTAATAAGTAATCTCTGCTGAATTGTGTAATAAGGTTAATAGATGGAACAACCACAACAGCCAAATTCTCACCATGTTTTATGAGACAATCATAGATAATTAATGATTTGCCAGATCCACAGAACATTTTGATGAGAGCTGATGATTCTGTTTTAAAATGAGTAGCAATTGATTGTATGCAGTCTTGTTGGTGCTTTCTTGGTATCATAACTAATTGGATTATTAGTTATGGTATTTTTGGGTCATTGAATGGGGATATCAATTTTTTGATAAATAAAATAAAACAATATCATAAAACAATATCATCAAGACCACCCATTTTCTCTATCAATGCAGATATTTTTGCAATATATTTTAATGCTTTTCTTTTAACTTCTTCATCTGATAATACTTTAGAAATACCAAGTAATGCGTCATTTGATCCACCTGTTTGTCCATCCAATAACTCATCCACTGAACCACCTTTTTGTGTATTAGCAACAGAAAACTTATTGGAATCAAATTCATAAATTTCCACTTTATCATCATCAACTGTTTGTCTATTCATTCCTCTTAATTCCTTTTTGATTTCAGATAAATGTTTCCCTTCTATTTGAGAAACACATACATTGAGCATTTCCCAAATTTGATTTCTGCTACATTTATAATATTCTTTTCCATTACCTCTACCTGTTCTGTAAATATACTTATGTAATAATGCTTTTGCACATTGCTCAACTTGTTTATAATATTTAACATAAAATACATCAACAATATGAATGTCATCTGGGACAGTTGTATTATATTGTGCAAATCGTTTACTAGCATCCTTACAACTTCCAATTTTATTCATTTTTTTATCTGATGTTATTGAAGGCCTGATAATATAAACTGCTGAATGTTTTAGAAATTTTTTAGGTTTTTGGTTGTTTTCTAATTGCATTATTCTTTTGTTTTTCTCTTTGACATCTTTTTTAAGTTTATCATATTTTTTATCTAACTCAACAACTTCTTTTTTGAGATATTCATTAAAGCCATTCATAATGTCTTTTCTAAATGTGGGTATGACTTTATTTGCTATCCATTTTTGAATTTCTTTGGCTTTGGGTTTATTACTTTTGAGTATCAGTTCATTGAATCCCTTATCATTTATAAAATATGAGTTACCTTGCACATTTTTGTAAAGTGCTTTAAAATTGGATACTAAATGGTGTAATTGTTTTTTATTTTCTTTACTGACATGCATTTTTAATGTATCCCTATGATTAACATAGCCTAATAAAGTACATACATGTTTTGCATTAAACCATGGTTCATTTACAAAATCTTGGATAACTACACGTACAGTTATATTGTCATAACGCACCAACAAATTTTCAAGATCAATATAGGATTCCATAGTGTGATATAATATGCATGTATATTGTTTTACTGTTCAATATATGTTTTTCAATTTTTTGAAGGTAGTAGGAAATACCGACCCCCTTTGGCCATTCATATAAGATCCCTCAAAAATGCAATTATGTAATAAAGTTAATAGATGGAACAACCACAACGGCTAAATTATTGCCATGTTTTATGAGACAATCATAGATAATTAATGATTTGCCAGACCCACAAAACATTTTGATGAGAGCTGATGAATCTGTTTTAAAATGAGTTGAAATTGATTGAATACAGTCTTGTTGGTGCTTTCTTGGTATCATAACTAATTGGATTATTAGTTATAATATTTTTGGGTCATTGAATGGGGATATCAATTTTTTGATAAATAAAAAAAACACATCATAAAACAATATCATCAAGACCACCCATTTTCTCTATCAATGCAGATATTTTTGTGATGTACTTGAGTAATTTCAATTTTGCATCACTATCAGATAATGTTATGACTGATCCACCAGATTGATTATCTGATTCAAATTCATATAGTTCTGCCTTATCATCCATTATATCAACTGATGACATTCTTGACATATTTTTATAACATGTAATATGTTTTCCTTCTGTTGAAAAAATGCACGTGTCTAATGCTTTCAATACATCTTTTATTGAACATTTGTAATATTCTTTTCTTTCTCTATAGATGTATTTATGTAATAATCCTTTTAAACACATTTCTGTTCCAACCATATCAACAACAGGAATTACAATTACATCTTGAACATTGTCTGGTAAAGTTGTATTATAATTTGCAAATCTAACATTGGGGTTTCCCGTTCTTCCAATTTTAATAATTTTTTTCTTAGATCCAATCTTTGGTCTCATTATATAAATGGCACTGCCCTTTGGATATGTTAATTTCTTTTGATTATTTTTATACTTTTTAACCTCTTTGCTTAATTTCTTTTTTTTCCTAAGAACTTTCTCAAAATCCGATCTGACTTTTTTTAATTCTGCTGTTGTCTTATTCCCAATAACATATCTTCCTTTTTCTGCCAATGCTGGAAGCACTTCATTTGATATCCATCGTTGAATTTCAATTGCGTCCGGTTTGTTACTTTTAATAATTAAGTTATTAAAACCTTCACTATTTATAAATAGTGTTTGTCCTTGAACATTTTTATATAATGATTTGTATGTATCACTTAATTCTTGTAATTGTTTTTTATTCTTATTTTCAACATTAATTCGCAATGCTTGTTTTTTATCAATGTATCCAAGAAGATGCAATACATCATTGGCCCTAAACCAAATTGAATCATCATTTGCCATAATAATATATATGTTTTCATTATTGTACATAAATTTCATGTTTTCAACATCAACTATTTTTTCCATTTATTATTTCTGCTGATCTTATAATGAAAATATACTATGATTGGCAATAAAATTCAATTTTTAAAGGGGGGTGTACGCGTACATTCCCCTTTAAAAACAACAAAAATCATATGTATCACTTATTTCTAAGAATTCTGAAATAGTGTCAGGATCAGTTGTGAGACTAGATGACTTTTTTATTTCATCCTTAGTACAAACAGTGAGTAATTCCTTTTTGGTTTTTATCTAATAAGGTTAATAGATGGAACAACCACAACAGACAAATTATTACCATGTTTTATGAGACAATCAAAGATAATTAATGATTTGCCAGATCCACAAAACATTTTGATGAGGGCTGATGAATCTGTTTTAAAATGAGTGGCAATTGATTGAATGCAATATTGCTGGTGCTTTCTTGGTATCATAACTAATTGGATTATTAGTTATGGTATTTTTGGGTTATTGAATAAGGATATCAATTTTTTAATTCATTTTGATATTATGGATAATCAAATGATACAATTACTCAATTTGATAAAACAATATCATTTATGCCTAGTTGGAACCATTGTGACCACTCAGTTGATCAATGATATTGCAACAATCAAATAGATAATATAAAAGTATTATATTATGTATAAACTTAAAAAATATGAATTAAAAGTGGCACATTTACAGAGATTATCCCGTGTCATTTCATCAAATATACATATCGGAGGAGGAATTGGTGAAATTAAAAAAAGATTCAAACATACTCTTTCAAAAAAAGTCAAAAAAATTAGTGATTCAATCCAAATGAAAAAATCACTAGTTGAACCACAATTGGATGTAATAATAAAACCATTAGTGTATAAACCTATATTAAGATCAAGTGATGATGAAAAAGAAAACGTGCGCATGTATCTGGCATTGATATGGCACAAAGATATACCATCAATTGATACAATTATGAATTCAATAAAAGGTTACACCATGAATGAAATATTATTGTCTATAAATAAATACCCATATGTAATAAGATCAGAATTATCTGGTTCTGATGTGGGTGCAGCGGGTGCTGGATCCAGTGCAAGTGCAGCTGACGGTATTGATTCTGATGAACCACATGGAATATTTTATCCTGAAGAAATTTGTGAATTATTACATACATCACCAGAATTTGATTGTTCTAAATTATTGTGGGGTCGATCTAATCATAATATTTGGGATATTGGTTATGAAGACGTTAATGGATCATTATATCCAATAGTATATGCAAAACAATATGTATTGCCATCAGATGCAATTTTATCTTTTTTACATGGTCCAACAATTGCGGATTGCACACAAACTAGAAATCTTACAATCTATTTCTATCTATTGAAAATATTGGGAAAAGAATTATTTGACTATTTATTCACATCATGCCTATTAAATTTAAAAATATATACAAATTTTACAGCATGTAATTTTTTATTTGATGTTGTTGACACTGCTGATGAAAAAGAGATAGAAAATGATGATTTAGTATACATGCTGGGAGTTCCAGATTATATGTTTAAGCATTGTGATACAGGATCATTTCAGGGAGAAAGTTTGATTGCACAAAAAAATGATGAAGGAGTTATTAAATATGCACGTGTTGGGCATTCTAATCCAAATTTATACACATGTGATGAAATACGGCGTGAACTAATAAATGAATACAATAAACCAATGAATAATTATGCCAGAAAAAGCTACAGATTATATCAAAAAAAATTACTGGACATTACTGACCCAATAGAACGTATGCATCTGAACACAAAACTAAAAATGTGTGATGATTTGCAAAAAGATATAAAACCAGCAGAATATGAAATTGGAGGTATTAAACAGGTTTTTAGATTAAACAGTGAAAAATTATTATCTTTTATTCAATTCAGAATGTCTGCATGGCATAAATATCCATTGTTAAAAACCCATGTAACACCAGACATAGAATATCCATCATTTTTCATGAATACAATGACATTTGAAACCTATGAGACACCTACAGAAACCAATCTATATTTAAAAACAATTGCACAAAATTTTGTGTCATTTGTGCTCAATAGCATGGAATCATTTGGATTGGTTCTAATTGGTAATCCTGGAGTTGGAAAAACTCATTTATGTGTGGCATGTGGCAAAATTTTTCATGCAATGGGTAAACGTGTAATGTTCATCACAGAATCAGAAATAAATGCTGCATACCATATATCACCCGATTTATCAACTATAAGTATTGATACATATGACGTTATTATTGTTGATGATATAAATACAGAATATGGAGTGGCAAATAGTTTTATAAAAAAAATTATACCAATCATATTGACCAGTGATAAAAGCATATTAATAAGTAGTAACACACCAACTGTAATGTTATCGGATCACATATCAACAGAAATGTCATATAATCATCCACTCGTTAACAATTTTTTTATGATTCGCGATATTAAGCTTTCGAGTAGACGCATTTGTTGGACAACAGATGATATTTTAGGAGGTATGTCAGTTGCCGAAAAAATAAATTATTTGTGTGATTATGTGGGTAATTATGCTGGATTAATAATAGAAAATGCTGAAATATTAAAATCTATGTCGAATGCCCAAATAGTTGGTGTAGCAGGCCAATATACAAGTGTTGTACACACAAAAAATGCAAAATTAAAAACAAAAATAATGGGAATGTATTTAGATAATCAACGTGTTACACCTGATTTTTATGCCAGAAATATTGGTGAATTTGATGTTATTATAATAACGGTTCATTGTTCCCAACACCTGAATTGTGAACAATTTCTAAATTTAGTGTCAAATGCATATGAACACAATAAAAAAATCATTGTGATAACCAACAATTTGTCCCAATTCAATGATGCAATTATGAAAATTGTAATGACAAAAGAAGATTATGTTAAAAGATTGACTGATCGATTAAAAACATATTTTGTGGAATTCAATTAAAAATCATTATCTTTTTTTTTAATTTTGTCTAATATGCAGTCTTGCTGATGCTTTCTTGGTATCATGACTAATTGGATTATTAGTTATGGTATTGTTATTTGATATTATTCAAATCAATTTTTAAGCATACAATATCAATAATACTTAAACAAAATGTACATACTCATGATTAAACCCATGGACATTCCAGAACTAGAAAAAATGCATGATATTAACATGGAAATTGAAACATGGAAACAAAAATTAAATAATAAAAATAATATTCATTTGAAGCATTTATTCACAATTAAGTCTGATACAGAGCAAACACAACGCATTAAAGAGTTTTTTAGACATGTACACATATTGTATAAAATGAAGTCTGACTATTTATCTAAAATAGGGGACACTGAAAATGAAAAAGAAATTGCACTATTACAAAAAGCACATGATTTATTAACTTTACATATGAAACAAATTCTAACCTAATTGATATTGAAAAATGCCACTAAGAGTAAAAAAAGTACAATTAAGAGTGGAGTAAATGATGTAATGTAAAGTGTTTCCCCTGTCTGTATTAATTCATTTCTTTCCAATTCATCATTTATTTGCTGACTTATTTGATTTTTTTGTTTAGTCAATTCATCATGTGATTCTTTCTCAATTCTCATCAGATCTTCTTTTTCCTTTAGCTGAAAGATGATACCATCAATTGCACATTTCAAATCAGCTAACAGTTCTTGTTTTTGTGTTATTTGCTTTACTAGGGCATCATGCTGTTCTATTAAAACATTCATAACGAAAGATGATATATATGTTATCACATTTGACTATTAATGAATATGTCATTTCAATATTTTTGAACAATATCATTTATGTCTAATTGAAGCCATTGCGATGGGCAGCGATATGAAATATCGGGGACAGTGTCAACTGTCCCTTTTTGCGACCACTCGGCTGATCAATGATATAAAACAATCAAATAGACATAGACATAGTCTTATCATGATCTATCAACATATTAAAATACAATTCTTATGCAACTATTGTATGATGGTTATGGGCATTCACCAGAAAAACCATCAGTCTATCTTTTTCATAAACAAATTATGATACCCATTTTTCTATTTCATCATCTACAATATCAATAGCTTTCAACTTATCAACACATATCTTTTTCAATTCATCATCCATTTCCCTACCATCTAAAGTGGACAAAATAATAGCACTAATTCTTTCACTATCAGAAATACTAATTATTATATCATCATAAAAACCCACTAAACAGTTCACCAATCTAGTCAGTCTGCCGGTAAAACACTTACATTCACTTTCTTTTAGTTCCTCATCTAATCTAGATATGATGTCTGCTTTGTTAGGATGACTCATGATTCGGCCAAAGACCTTGACAAAGACATCATAAAAAGAGACTAGTAAAGTGGAATGAACATCTGTATCATCTAAATAAGTTAGAAGATCTGGTAAACAAGAAATGGGCCATGTTATGCATTCTTTGATCATATCATCTTTGGAGCAATCAAATATATCTGTAAAGAGGGCATTAATAGACTGTTTAGTAGATGTTTGAATACTGGATGCATGAATGTTTTGACTATCTTTGAATATCCCATGATTGTTGTAATTTTGCATTCTTTCTATGAATCTTTGGAATCTTATGTCTAATGTTAGTTCCATACCATAATGATAAAATGCATGTAATCTTCTGCAACCCAAAATGGATGATGGTAGACTAGTCAGTTGATTATTATGTATGTTTAATATTTTTAAGCTGCCTAGTGATGCAAATATGTTTTCTGGTAAACTTGTTAGCTGATTGTTAGATATGATTAACACAGCTAAGCTGGTTAAATGGGCAAATATCTTTTCTGGTAAACTGGTTAGATAATTACCATACATATACAATTCCTGTAAATTGGTTAATGAATCAAATATCTTTTCAGGTAATCTTGTTAGTCCCAAATTTGATAAATCTAAGATTGTTGCATTAGTTGCAATGGCATGATCAATTCTTTTGTTTGCTTCTTCCATTCTTTTGTTTGCTTCTTCCATTGGTTATATGTATAAAAGTTTTGTGTTATTGATCTTGACAATATCTATTTTTCAATTTTTAGATAATGCTTGCAATGTAAGAAAGTGATATATCCCTTTGATTTTAAAAAGTATATGTGTTTACTATCATATAATCAGTAAAATAGGTAACAATGTAATAATTGTATGATAGACATTAAGTATTTTTATTCCGTCATATTGTTTTATCATTGACGCTTATTTTATTGGTTTATATGACCATTCGTATCCTATCACATAAACCAATAAAAAAATCAATAAGACAAAATATTAGTTCCTATTGTTTATCATAATATTGTTATTTTAAGGTCTATTTTATTGTTCTATGTGATCGGCATACATGTTTGTTCAATAAAAATCAACAAGACACAACATTTGGTTTATAATAAAAATATGTTTACCTTATGGCATTCTTACATTGCAATCATTAATTTTTAAGTGCTGGTAAAAAAATGCAATTGATAAACAAATTATGATACCCACTTTTTAATCTCTTCATCAGCAATATCAATAGCTTTCAACTTATCAATACATACTTTCCTCAACTCATCATCCATCTCTCTACCATCTAAAGTGGACAAAATAATGGCACTGATTCTTTCACTATTAGAAATGCCAATAACTATGTCATCATAAAAGCCCACCAGACAATTAACTAATCTGGTCAGTCTACCTGTGAAACACTTACACTCACTCTCTTTTAGTTCC